CAGCGGCACCAGTGGATCAACTGGCAGCAGTGGTTCAACCGGTTCAAGTGGCACAGGCGGCAGCAGCGGCACCAGTGGATCAACAGGTTCCAGCGGCACCAGTGGATCAACTGGCAGCAGTGGTTCAACCGGTTCAAGTGGCACAGGCGGCAGCAGCGGCACCAGTGGTTCAACAGGTTCAAGTGGAACAAGTGGTGCAGCGTTCACCATCTCTGGAACCAATCGCCTGGTCAAGATCTCGGGCGCAAACGCAATCTCATCAAGCAACTTCTTGTATGATGATGGAACAAATTTAGGTATTGGGACGACGAGTCCAACTGGAAGATTGCAAATTCACAACTCATCCGGAAATACTATCGCGGCATATAAAGATGCTGGCAATGCTGGAATTGCCTTTGGTTCTACCTCAGGCCCAACCGATTATGCTTTAATTGAGTCTATGAACGGTGGTGGAATACGCTTTTATACTGGAAATGGAACTCAAACAGAAAAAGTTCGCATAGATGTAAATGGAAATACAATTGTTACAGGTTCATTGAATGTCTCTCTTGGAATTACTGGATCGTTGTTTGGTTCATCATCATATTCAACAACTGCGTCATATGCACTAAATTCAGCATCATCTACCACAACCACTGATTTTACGCCGATATTTTTATTGATGGGCGCATAATTATTATAACAACTTACTCATATATATAGGATATAAATCATGGCAACAACATACAAAATTTTAGGTCAATCAGCGCCGGGAACTACTGGAGCGGTTCTTTATACAGTTCCCGCAGCTGGAAGTGCTGTTGTATCTACACTAATAGTAACAAACACAAATTCAACTGCAAAAACTTTTAGATTATATGTTAAACCAACGGCGGGTACAGCAGCAACAACCCAACACTGTCTATCATATGATACAACAGTTCCCGCAAACGATTCCATTATAATGACGTTGGGAATAGCAATATCGGGAAGTGCAGTTCTTGTAGTTTCTGGTAGTACAACAGATGTATCCTTCAACGCATTTGGTTCGGAAATCACATAAAGATTTAAATGGTTATTTATGGCTAGGCTAACACAAAGAATTGAAAGTTCAAGAATCTTTGGAACAACTGGTAGTTGGTATCCAGCCACGGCTTCAAATCTTGCTGCTGTATCAATAGACGAATCAAATATATATTTAACTTGGACGGACAATTCGAATATAGAGACTGGTTATTATGTAAATAAATATAACGGATCTGTATTCACAAATATAGCAACCCTTGGTGCAAGTGTTACTTCATATACAAGTTCTGGTCTTAGTCCTCAAACATTATACTATTATTCTGTTGCGCCATATAAAACTGATGGGTTTACTTACACATCGAATACTTCTAGTGTAGCAAGTGCTTCAACAGAAGCATACGTTACAGCGAGCGGAGGAACTGTAACTGATGGTGATGGTTATAGAACTCACTCATTCACAACAAGCGGTAATTTTCTTGTTCTGGGCGCAGGCACCATTGAATGTTTGGTTGTGGCCGGAGGAGGTAGCGGTGGTGGAAAAGTAGGAGGACAGGGTGGTGGCGGTGGTGGTGGAGAAGTTCTTGCATATACGCTGAAAGTTCCTGCATACAATTGGTATGTTGAGATTGGTGATGGTGGTACCCATGTGACCACAAATACCATAGACGGTGGAAATGCGCCAGATGGAAACAACGGTGGTAGCAGTTATATTTACGGATTGGGCGGTGCACCATCCGCTGCCGGCGGATATGGTGGCAAGGGTGGTAGTGGAAATGATATATATGTGTCGGATGTAGGTGGCGACGGTGGAAATTCAGGCAATAATACATATTCAGGAGGTACTCATTACGATGCATTTGCGGGCGGTGGCGGTGGTGGCGGCGGTGGTGGTGGATATGCATCTAGCGTTGCCGATGGTTCAGGCGGAAGTGGTCGTTCGGTTTGGGGAACTGCATATGGCGCAGGCGGCTCTGGTGGACCAACCAGTGGAAATGGTGCTGCAAATACAGGCAATGGTGGTGGAGGCGGCGATGTGTATAGTTATTCCGGCGGTGGTGGAACATATATGGATTCCGGCAATGGCGGCTCTGGTATTATAAAATTTAGATATAAACATTAATTATGGCAAGATACGCAAAATTAAATTCTAATAATGTTGTTACCAATGTTATCGTGGCAGAAAAAAACATCATTGATACGCTACCAGATAGTGCATCATATATTCTTGGTTCGTTTGAAAGTGGTAGTAATAAACCTATCGCAAATATAGGAATGGTGTATGTACCATCACCTAACGTGTTTGTTTTTTCTCCACCACCATATCCATCTTGGACGTTAAATGAAAAGTTTGAATGGACACCTCCTGTGGCATATCCATCAACTGCGGGCGATTTTATTTGGGACGAAGAAACGAAAACGTGGAAGAACGCATAAGTTATGCAACTAAAAAAATATCTTTTATCTCAACAACAATTGACTACCGTGTGCGATTTGCTCGGAAGATTTTCCGCAAGTGGCGGAACCGTAACCACAGCAAACGGATATACTCAACACGTATTTACATTCACAGATTCATTTATAACAAACCGTGGAGGAACAGTAAATTATGCTATTTTTGCCGGTGGAGGGGCCGGCGGTTTCAACAACGGTGGAGGTGGTGGTGCGGGTGGATATAGAACCGGTACATACACAGTAACAGCCGGAACTTATAGCATAGTAATCGGTGCTGGAGGAACTGTGTCTTCAAGTACTTCAAATTCTGGTAATGATTCTTCTGCATTAGGTGTTACCGCAACTGGCGGCGGAAAAGGAGGAAATTATGCAGGCGGTGCTGGCAGTGGTGGTGGTTGCGGTGGTGGTGCTGGTGGCGCTGGTAGTGGTGGTGGTAATAGTGGAATTGGTACTCAAGGCGGCAATGGTGCCGGAAGTTTGGGTGCTGCTGGTGGTGGAGGTGGATGTGGTGGAAATGGAGCGTCATCGAGTGGCCCAAGTTCTGGTCTTTCATATGGAGGTACTGGAGTTACAATCAACACCACAGTAACTACTCACGCTAAAGGCGGTGGAGGTGGCGGCGGTGGTGGTATTGGTGGATATACTGCTGGCTGTGGTACTGCCACATTCAGCAACGGTGCTACCGCTTATGGTGGAGCAAATGGCGGTCAAAGCGATGGAACCGAACACTGTAGTGGTTGGTATGCTCCATCTGGCACTGCGAACACTGGGGGTGGAGGCGGTGGAGGTGGTGGATATAGCGGCTACGGTGGTGCGGGAGGATCCGGAGTAGTTATAATTTGGTATCCAGCTCAATAATTTATGGCACACTTTGCAAAAATAGATACAAACAATATTGTTACACAGGTAGCTGTGGTTGCTGATTCACAACAGGATCGCGGCCAAGAATTTTTGGCCGATGACATTGGGCTTGGTGGTACTTGGCTACAGACAAGTTACAATACACGAGGTGGAATTCATATTAACGGCGGAACCCCGTTTCGAAAAAATTTTGCTGGGATTGGATATACATATGATCCAGTTAGAGATGCATTCATACCACCACAACCATATCCATCGTGGACACTTAATGAAACATCATGCTGTTGGGATCCTCCTGTGCCATATCCAACGGATGGCAAAACTTATATTTGGGACGAATCTATCCAAAATTGGATATTAGGATGAGCAAGTTTTTAAAGTATAATAATAGCACGATATATTCCAATACTTTAGAAGATAAAGATATTGTATACGAACATTTACGCAAGAGATTGTCACTCGTTGATCTTGTATCCGATAGTGTTGTTGGGCAAAAAAACTTGGTATATTTTACAGTATCGGGCGACGATTCCTACATTTGCTTGTTGGAAATGTGCTTAAAGAGCATCATTAAGTTTACTCCAGATATCAATTTTGATATACTGTTCATTACGCAAGAAAATTTTGTAGATAAAATCCGCGCAATATCATGTTTATCGAATTTTCTTGCGTATTACCATATCGTGGAATCACCAGAAGACGGTATCGCTGCGTCTGCCCAAAAGATTCAGATATTCAAATATAAAAATATCAATGAATACAAAAAGATTCTATACATAGATTGCGACATTGTTTGTGTGAAGCCGATTTGTGAATTGTTTAACATAGAGTTTGATCCCAAATATATTCAAGTAGCATCAAATCCCACGGTTAAATTGGATGCATGGGATACAAACGTTGTTTTCTTTGGATTGGGATATTTAAAACCAGAGCACAAAAAATACATTGAAACCAGCCAAGTCACACCATTCAACGCCGGACAGTTTATGTTTTATAATACTGAAAGAATGCGTGCACATTTTGAAAACATAATATGGCTAATGAGCGTATGGCCCGGACCATATTTTTTTGAACAATCGTTTATGAACTTTTATTTTGGATTACACGGTCTAACAAAAAAAGATGTACTTAGTCCACGCGCATCTCTTATCTCCGTTGGAACTTTCACAGAGGCACGGGGCGTGGGGTCCGTGTATGATAGAAAATTTGTAGAAGTAAATGGCAAAAAAATATTACAAGTGAGAGAAAAATTAAATACGGTGTATGGATCAAGCTTCTTTGAAGAGTACAAAATAGAAAATTATCATCTTATTCATTTCATTGGTATGACATTGGACGGAACCAAAAAACTTGAGTTTGCTAAAAAGTTTTTAGAATTAAAAAACATATGCCTATAAATCATGAATCAAAAACATTGTTTGTACATATACCAAAATGTGGAGGAACTTCTGTGGAGAAATTGTTGGATATGTCTTATGATAATAATTTCTACACCTACAAAAAGAAAGCATCTTCTATTTTTTCCAAATTGGATTTTTCAAAATTTACTTTAGAAGAGCGAGCGGAAGTTGAAGAAAAAAATTTACAGCATTGTACATACAGAGAGTTAAAAAAGTTGTTGCCAGTCGAAGTATTCACCACAGATTATTATATATTCTCAATTGTCAGAAATCCATATACCAGAATAGTTTCTGAATATTTTTATTTGGCTGGCTTGGTGACAAGAATACCCGAATTAAAACCTTTTACACAACAATTTCCAACCGTATCCGATTTTGTTCTTTACGGACTTTCATTGCCAAAATTCGAAAGAATATCAAAATACGACGGGCATCTTGAAACTCAATGTGATTATTTATTAGACACTTCTCTGGAAGATATTTTTGGAAAGAAAGCAATAAAAATATACAAGTTTGAAACGGATATGGAGGATGTTATGAATATGGCAAAAAGGCGTGCCGATATAGATGTTGCAAATATTAAAGCGAGAGAAGGATTATATAACAAAACAGTAGATTACTTGAATAATGAAGCCAAAGACGCCGTATATCAGTTTTATAAAAATGACTTTGAATTGTTTGGATACACCAAATTATAATAATGTTTTAGATTTTGAGTTTCATATATATACAATGAAACAATAAACGTTATAAACTATATGGAACTAAATCAACCTACGGCCAATGCCCCAACCAAATTCAGCCAAGATGAAATCAATGAATTGGCTACTATTCGTCAAGGATATGAAGAAACTACTCTTGCGCTTGGTCAATTGGAACTACAAAAGCGCGAAGTCAAAAAGAATGAAACTCGCATAAACGAGCGTCTTGTTGCTATTGAAAATCAAGAGAAGGTATTTTTGGACAAAATCGTAGCCAAATATGGTGAAGGTACGTTTGATATCAACACCGGTATTTTTTCTCCTAAAAAAGCCTAATAAAGTTTTTGTATATCAGAACTCAAATTTTTTATGTTTTGAGTTTTTCTAACATACTTATATATAGACTTTTTATCCAAATTTAACAGGAGAAAATAACATATGGCAATAGAACAAAATGGAAATTATAGCCCTTCAGAACGTATCGTTTCACCAGGTGTATTCACCCGTGAAATTGACCAATCGTTTCTGGCACAGGGTGTAGCAGCAATCGGAGGAGTAGTCGTTGCTCCCTTTAACAAGGGACCAGGATTTTCTCCAACGGTAATAACCAGCGAGGGTGATCTAAACAGCATCTTCGGTGAACCTGATGGTACACTGTATGGTCCAATTACCGCACAACAATACTTGCGTCAGCAAGGTCAAGTCACAGTCTGCCGCGTTGGTGGATTGGGCGGCTATGAACAAAAAGATGCTTTGGTCATCAGTGCAATTCCCGGTCAATACGGACGCTTTGTTGAGTCCGGTTCATTCAGCGGTGCATTGTTGAACTCTTCTTACACATATACAAATGTAGCTGGTGAATTTATTATTTCAGGCTCATTGAGCTTGGAATTCTCATCTGGTATCTACTCTGGTTCCACGGTTGTTGTTGGTGATATTGCTTTTGTCACCGCCGCCGGAAATACCAGTTCTTCTATAAGTTCATTCTATTCATCATCGGTTGATTTGTTGACTATATATTCATCAAACCTAACTGGTCCAGCCGATGTTTACAATGCTGTGATCACATTAACTCCAATCAATGATTGCAACAGTGAATTGTCTATTACCGGTATTTTGAGCGGATCATATGGTGCTCTGGATGTCAATGACTGGACACCTGATGCAATATCTGAAGAAGATGCTTGCGGAAGCTCATCAGTGGTTGCTGGTCGCGATGAAGTTGTGTTGGCTGTTCTGGCTAATACTGCATATGATCGCGGACAAAATCTATTCGGTTTCAGTGGTTCAATTCTAACTCCAAGCAATGCCGCCGTCATTGGTGCAGATTATAGTTTGGAACTAAATGATGTTCACCTTGATACAGACACAAACAAATACGTCAGCAGTTCTTATGGAACATACACCGTATCGTTGGATACAGAATCTTCTGCTTATCTAACCAACGTGTTTGGTACTGATCCAAAGGCTGGTTATTATCCAGTCGCTGCTGGCCAAAAGATCGAAGCCGCTTACACCTACAAAAACTTCAAGAACAAAACAAAAGAAGTTATCAATGAAATGTTGGCATCTGGTAGCTGGAAGATCCAAATTTCTTCTCGCGACAACATGGCTTTCACAGATGGTATTACACCAGACGTGGGAACATCTGTTTATGACTTGACCAATGCTTATACTCCATTCATTAGCTCACAAAAAGTTGCTGGTTTCAATACATCAGCTTCGCTGGCTTATGACTTGTTCAAGGTTCATACTTTGAGTGATGGTACTTCGGCCAACACTCTATACAAAGTGGAAATCAGTCACGTCAAGTCTGCTGGTTCAATTCCAGGTACAAAATATGGCTCGTTTACACTTGCAATCAGAGAGTATTCCGACACCGATGCAAAACCCGTTTATCTAGAACGCTATGACAATCTAAACTTGGATGTTAACAGCAGCAACTATGTTGCTCGTCGTATTGGTGATGTTTGGAACTATATTGACTTCAACGGTAAGATTGTTGAATTTGGTGATTATGCCAACAAGAGTAAGTTGGTCCGTGTTGAGATGGCAACATCTCCGTGGCCAATTGATGCAATCCCATTTGGTTTTGGTCCATATGCTGCGCCAATTGGTGGGGATTATGCACGCCTTGGAAAGTTGCCAGCAATGCAATATTGTTCAGCTTCTGCATATTTGCTACAACCAGGTCGTTACTGCTCTGGTATTGTATTCCAACCAGCACCGTCTCAAGCCGACGACGATCTGTTGGCTTTGTATCCAAACGGTAGTTCGGTTGGTCCAGAACTTGACAACAAGCAATATTTTGCGCCGATCCCACTTGGTTCTTCAACTGGTGCAAACTTTGCATTTGACTTGGAAACAAACTGCGGTATCACTCCATTGTATGTTGCCAGCGAAGAAACCTCCAACGTCAAGAAACGTCGTTTCATCCTTGGGTTCCAAGGTGGATTTGACGGTCAATCGCCATCTGTTCCGGTTCTGGTTGGAAATGAAATTCTACCAACAAATCAGCAAGGTTTGGACTGCTCGACAAACAAGAGCAACGGTTCTTATGCATACAAACAATGTTTGGCTGCACTTGGTAACGCCGATGAGTTTGATTTCAATCTTATCACAGTTCCTGGTATTGAATATCAAGATCATCCATATGTCGCTTCGCTGGTTATTGAAACTTGCGAAAACCGTGGCGATGCATTCTATATCATGGACATTTCGCACAACCAGATGGCTGGAGAAGCTTCTATCCAAACAGTAGTAGACTTGGCGTCTCAGTTTGATACAAATTATGCAGGTACCTACTATCCTTGGGTAAAGATTGTTGATACCAACAGCAACAAGATCATGGCAGTTCCACCATCTGTTGTTATGATGAGCGTATTTGCCGCCAATGACAAGGTGGCTGCTGAATGGTTTGCTCCGGCTGGTCTAAACCGTGGTGGTATTCCACAAGCGGTACAAGTTGCTGACCGTTTGACACACACCGAACGCGACACTCTATATGAAGGTCACGTAAACCCAATCGCAGCATTTCCAGGTCAAGGTGTGGTAGCATGGGGTCAAAAGACACTTCAACGCAATCCTTCCGCACTGGATCGTATCAACGTTCGTCGTCTGTTGATTGCATTGAAGAAGTTCATTGCATCTTCTTCTCGCTACTTAGTGTTTGAGCAGAATGTATCAACAACTCGTCAACGTTTCTTGAACATCGTCAATCCATACTTGGAGAGTGTGCAACAACGTTCTGGTATCTATGCCTTCAAGGTAATCATGGATGACAGCAACAACACTCCTGATTTGGTTGATAGAAATATCCTATACGGACAAATCTATATTCAACCAACACGTACAGCAGAATTTATCGTACTCGATTTTAATGTGTTACCAACCGGGGCCACGTTCCCTGGAGCATAAAATACCGATATTCTCCTATACAGAACCCACCAATTTCTTGGTGGGTTCTTTTTTTTGTACCCGCAACAAAAAATATCTTGCGTTTTTGTTGGGTTCTCATATATTTATCCATATGAACAAAGAACAATTGTTACATTTTATAGAAACCAACCGAGAAAATTTTGGAATTCAATTAAAACGATTGCATCGCGCTGTATACAACGAGGTATCCTCGAAATATCAGGGTAACACGTTTGGTGAAAAAATGTATAAACATATGCATGGGGTAGATGCTAAACTATGCGACGTTTGTAATTCTCCAACAAAATTTGACAGTTATTATAAAGGATACAGAAAAACTTGCTCATACAAATGTATGAATTCAAAGAAAATTGTTGCACCTATTATTAAAACATGCCCAGTGTGCCACGACTTGTTTGAAACAGATAAACAACACAACAGAGTTACATGTTCAACTGCATGTCAGACTGAGTATACAAATCTACCTGAATTTAAATCTAAAGTACAATCCAGTTTGAAGAAAACTTTGAAACAAAAGTATGGAGTTCTTCATGCAAGTCAAATTCCAGACTTTGTTTCAAAATCTAAAGCAACAAAGAAAGCGAAGTATGGAGATGAAAATTTCGTAAATCCAATAAAAGCCGCTCAAACAAGGTTGGAAAGATATGGTAATAAAAATTATAATAACTTATCAAAACTCAAATCCACGTTGTTAGAAAAGTATGGTGTGGAAAATATTTCCAAATTGGAAGAATTTGTAAAAAAATCAAACGAAACTAAATTTGCTAACTTTGGTCCTCAAATGATAAGCGATTTTGCTTTAAATGGACTGATGGAAAGATTACAAAATGGAACATTGGGATATCAATCCGTATCGGCAAAACAAACAATTTTAAAAAAATATGGAGTGGAGCATATCACCCAAAACAAAGAAGTTGCTTCTCAAATTTCATGCACGAACATGGATAAGTTTTATAATTCGATTGTATCTGGAAGCAGATTGGGCGAGCACGTAGCGCCGTTATTTACAAGAGAAGAATATATGGGTACACGAGGTAAAAACGATGAACAGATATTTTATAAATTTAAATGTATTATATGTGACAACCAGTTTGACGCGGTGATTGAAGACGGAAAAATCCCAAGATGTCAAAAATGCAATCCGTCGGCAAGGTCTCAGCCAGAATTAGAAATATTGGAATTTTTAAAAGAAAATTTGACCGCCGAATGTGAGATTAAACAAAATGATCGTCAACTTATATCTCCGCTTGAATTAGATTTTTACATTCCCAGTAAAAATGTGGCTATTGAATTTGATGGAATCGTGTGGCACAGTGAATTTTTTGGTGAAAAAGAAAAAAAATATCATATATATAAAACAAAAATGGCCGCAGATAAAGGTGTAAAACTAATTCATATATTTGAGAACGAGTGGGTATTATCAAAAAATATTGTAAAACGTAAAATACTCAATTTGATTGGATGCAATAAAATAATAAGTGAGACAACCAGTATAACCACTAAATCCATTTTTGCCAGAAAATGTAAAATTTCAGAAATAAAATCTGATGTTTGTTCAAAGTTTTTGCAAACATATCATATACAAGGAGCAGATCGTTCAACAGTAAAATTGGGTGCATTTTTTGAAAATACGCTGGTTGCTGTGATGACTTTTGGAAAAGGTAGAGTGGCATTGGGCACAAAGCATTCAAAACAAAATGAATATGAAATGTATCGTTTTGCGGTGGGTGAAATACCCGTCATTGGCATTGGTGGAAAATTGTTGACTTATTTTATAGAAAATTATAAACCCGAGAAAATAACGACGTTTGCTGATATAAGATATTCTGGGATGCGGGCATTTTATGAAAAAATTGGATTTTCATTTCAAGGTGTCACTCCACCAAACTATTGGTATTTTAACATGTCCGACCCATATAAATTAATTCATAGATTTGGTTTTCAAAAAGGTGTATTGCACAAGAAATTGCCTATATTTGACGCATCTATAACAGAATGGGAGAATATGAAAAATAATGGGTTTGATCGTATTTGGGACTGCGGAAATTTGAAATATATATGGATCAATCCCAAGGTATGATATATTTATAGTATATGCATATATTGTTAAAAGATCTATTGAAGGAAGAAGAAGAAAAGAGTCCACTGAAGGTACAAATCTATTTAGATATGGATGGAGTTTTGGTTGACATGGACGCTGGATTTATGGAACTTTCAGATGGATTGGCTCCAAGAGAATATGAAGAAAAAAATGGAAAGAGTTCATTTTGGAAATTAATTGCAAGCAAGCCAAATTTTTGGATTGATTTGAAACCGATGCCAGATGCTAAAATTCTATGGGATTTTATCAAAGAGAACTTCACGAACCCACCTCCGGTTATTTTAAGTGCGGGTCAAGGCAGCAGCATTGTTCAACAAAAAACTGCATGGATTCGCAAACATATTGATCCAACTGTGAAAGTTATTATTGCTTCCGCTGGTTCAAAAAAGCCAGAATATGTTCTAAAAACAACAGGTCGTGTTACGCATGTTTTATTGGATGATACTCAAAAGAATATAGATGTTTGGGACAATGTTGCATTGCATCGTATTGCTATATTGCACACCGACTCCGCCAGCAGTATCAAAAAATTACAACCATTTGTGATCGAATGAGTCACATAAAATTATCATCACTTTTGTCAGAAAATATTGAGATTACCAATGTTTTAAAATTAGAAAATGAATGCAAAGCATTTGCTAAAAAATTGGTGCAAGATGGTGTTATTGGTAGTATACACAAAGATTTGACATCATCTGACGTGGCTGCGGGTGAATATACAGAAGATATCGCTGAGGTTATTCGCAATGAAGTTATAAAATGGAAAAACATGGTTAATGCACGAGGTGGAAGATGAAATATCCTTTATATCGCAATACTCTTTGTCCAAAACTTTGGAACATCAATGAAGATGGTGTCAAACTTGATGATGCAGTTCGCAAAGGATTGTTAAAAATCGCGCAAGATTTTGTGGCCAATCTTAAGAAAGAAAACAACATACATATAAAGATACATGATATTGTTATCATTGGTAGCATCACCAATTATAACTGGACAGATTATAGTGACATTGATTTACATGTTGTCACAGATTATAAAGATTTGGATATGACAGCAGATGATGCTCAAACATTATTTGATGCTATAAAAGTGGGTTGGAACAACAAGCACAACATAACCATGAAAGGTCATGATGTTGAAATATATGTTCAAGACACAGCACATGTACCTACTTCAGCCAGTTCATATAGTGTATATAAAAATGATTGGATACAAGAGCCTGTTAAAGAAAGTCCAACTTTCAATAAAGAACTTATAAAAAAGAAGTATAAAGAATACAAAAAGAAAATAACAACACTATTATCAAAACATGATGAAACTGCTCTAAAGAGTCTGTTGGACAAGCTTTATAAGTATCGTCAGTCTGGTTTGGATAGTGGCGGCGAATTGAGTGAAGAAAATATAGTATTCAAGATTATTCGTGCACATGGATATCTTGATAAGATAAAAGACAGTATTGCTCAGATATACGACAAGAAAATGAGCGTGAATGAATTAGAGAAAATTGACGACGGTATATCTTCGCCGGATGGAAAATCTGTGACTTGGATGGCCGACGAAGATGAGGGTGAATTTGGATTGGTTCCTACCGACGACGATGATGCACGTAAATTTTTTACAGTACATGGAATGAAAGTTTACGCTGCATTCAGGGTCATGCCAAAAGCAGTGCAGGCGATGAAAGACGCCGGCGACGATGATTATATGGAAACTGCTCTTGTAAATTTGCGCCATGCAGTCAAGCACCCAGAGCACGGTGCTGGCAGCAAATCGATTGTAAGAAATTTGGTTAAAATATCCGTCGAAAGATTGTTCAACTCCGAAGTGTATGATGCATCAAAGATAAGTGTAATCATTCCTTTTGGATCAAAAAGCAAATTAAATTACGTCGTTGCAAATGAAGTTAAACGATATGTTCCAAATGCAGTGGTATTGGAAGGATTTTTGAAAAAAGACAAATGGAAAAACGTACAATTGTCACCCGTATTTTGGCATCAGTACAAACGAGCCAAGAGCCTAAAAAAAGATCTGTCATATTTTGAATATGTCATTCGAGATTTAGAGTCTAAGAAAAAAAATCACGGAGAAGAAGAATTTGAAATCAAAAAAGTCGGTGCTACCAATAGAATGTATTATAGCATGTTTTACACTGTTGCGGAAGGGTACTCTATTGACTTGATCAAGAAAATAAAAGGAGCAAATGTATTGCTGATTGACGATACTTTGGAAGCCGGTGCCACATTAAAGGATGCATATAGAGCAGTTAGTGGGTTTGGTCCTTCCGATGTTCTGACTTATATTTTCTTATTTGGTAGATATGCAACCGTTCCAAAGGCTGTAAAAGAAATTGCCATGAACAACGATGGGTATGAACGAGAAATTGAAAACGCGGCAAAACAAATATTATCGTATGCAATTGAGTTTGGTATATATCCAGACATAAACCCTTATATTGAAGATATATCATCGAGATACAAAAAAGATGATGATGCTGTGTATAGCGATATAGCAAGAATAGCTTCTAAACTTTCAAAGTAAGAAATAAAAAAGCCCCGATTTCTCGGGGCTTCTTTTTTAAGTGAATTATTTCTTCACGAACTTATTGCTTCTTTTTACCAGCGGGAGGAGGCGGCAACTTTGCTGCATCTTCTGGGGTAATCTTTGCTCGTTCTTCCTTGTCCAACTTACCATCCTTGTTTGTGTCATACTTGGCGATGATTGCCTTTTGCTCGTCGGTGAGGACTGGACGTTCCTTCTTTTCCGCTGCAACAACTGTCAGTACCGATGCCAGTGCTAATACGATATACTTCTTCATGCTGACTTTCCTTTGTTTCAGTCAACCGTAATTGATTGACTATATCTATACATATCACACTATTGTACACAGTCAATCAACTTTACATTACATTAACAATATTATTCTTTCCATTCTCCGATACGCTTTAATTCTTTTTCAATGAGGAACCAATCCCCGCCAGCCGCGTCCATTCCAGCCTTATCATCAAGTAGAATATTGAAGTAAAACTTTTTGCTGAAATCGCAAAGTGCATCATTTGGGCATTCGGGGTTGCTGTTCACATGTTTGAAACTCACTCCCTGCTTTTCTAGATTGTCTAACACTTTGCTAGTTGGACCGATATGACTGCTTGTCCAAAGAATGAGAGATACATCTTCGCGCTTACTCCACTGCTGCAAGACCTTTATGCAGTTTGGCATATAACCAGCACCATCATTATTTAGATTATATTTAGCTTCTAAAATAACATCATGAACGTCAACAGCGATAAAGATTTTCTGCCAACGACGCTTGGCTTTTTCTGTGAAAGATTTTTCTATATTGAATATAGTCATATCGACAAGTTATTCATAATGTAAGAAATGTCAAGAAATTTTGGGTTTATAAATCCATTTGGTATGTCCACAATCCCATATTCTATCAAATCCATTGGCTTTCATATTTTCCCATTCTGATAGCGACGGGTCAAATTTTTGTAGTTTATTTTTCAATTTGGATTTTTGGAACATTTGGCGGTTGAATAATGTGCTAAAATCCGGCGATACATAATGATATCCTTGTGCAGTATTTCCTGCAAACTCCATACCCAGTTTATTATATATATCTCCTGTAAAAAATCGTCTGTCAGAATAACTTACCACGCTTTTTGGTTTATAATCTTCCAAAAATACACTGAATAATTTACTGGCACCACCAAGTATTCGTGTATTGAGTGAATTACAAAATCTTGATATTTCCCATTCTATTTTCTTATCAAATCTACTCTTGCAAAATGTCATAATACTCACAAGAGAATCTTTATAGTATAATCCATACGCCACACTACAACGGTCATCACCTTGTATATGACAATTGTTCAAGAAATCTCGCTTTCTGTTTTTATCAACTTTTTTGATTTCACATTCTCTGCCATATATTTTGACCATTGAGCCGCCCAAACTTTGGCGAATGATGGATTTAACAATGTTTGTTTTGTGCTTCCATTCATTCTCAAAGATATGAATCAATCGTATATTTTTCTCCGCACATTTTGTTGTTTTATCCAAATGATAGTTTTTACTCATTCTTGCTTGACCTTCTCTGTGCCAATATAAGCCATTATATTCAATAGCAAAGTTTAATTCTGGTATATAAAAATCAAGTTCTTTACCTTCTAATATAGTTCGATTGTGCCTTGATACGGTTTTTCCATTCAGTTCAGACACCAAAAACTCGTGCAATGATGTTTCGGCTGTGATTTTTCGTTCAGGATGACACAACTCACAAAATACATCCGTGGGAACATATACAGTTGAGTCAAATCCGCCATTGCATTTGTTGCACTTAAAGTTGTATTTCTTAGAAAAATGATAACCATCATATTCTTCTGGTTTTATTAACCATTCTATTTGTTGATCATTGAAATATGCACAAAGCTTTTCATAATGATTTTCTTGTTTTACTTTACTTCTGCGATCTATTACTTCACGAGATTTGCCCGGATTATCTACTCCATATTTTTCCATCCAACCATCTATGATCTTTTCTCGCAATGGACTGTTTTTTTGTAGTACATTTTCAACTCCATAGTTTTGCATGTTGGTTCGCTTGGATTTGTCGTTGATAGATTTTACTTGTTGAGCAAACTCTTTGCCATACTTTGCTTTCATGCTGATCTTGTAATTCTCTACAACACTTTCTTTCTGCATAGGATATTCTACACCATATTTCAACAACGAAGTTTGCTTTTGAGATTCTATCATTTTTAGCAGCACTTCTGGGTCTTTGTTGGCACATGACTTACAGCAATATTTTTGTATATTTCGCTTGACCCATTTTACTTGAAAATCCTTTTGGCATGTCTTGCAAAGCATGTTTGTATATTCAGGATTTTTCTTGGGTCTTGCCATAAATGTATTTGAGTTCGTATGCAGTATAGGATTATATATCTTATATGTAAAGAAAAAATTTTGTTGACATCTATTTATTTATTATTAGTGAAAACTCACAGTAAACAATCAATCGGAGAAACATAATTATGGCAGACCTATTAGACGCAAATCAAATATTCTTTACGGCTTATGAACCAAAAGTTCAAAACCGTTTCATCATGAACATCGACGGAATTCCAGCATATCTTATCAAGGCTGCTGCTCGTCCAAGTATCGTAAATGGTACAATCAAACTTGACCACATTAACACATATCGCAAACTAAAGGGCAAGAGTGAATGGCAAGACATTCAAATCACTCTGTATGACCCAATCGTTCCATCTGCTGCTCAAGCATGTATGGAGTGGGTTCGTTTGGCGCATGAGTCAGTAACCGGTCGTAACGGCTATGCTGATTTTTACAAGAAAGATGTTAACATCGACGTTCTTGGACCAGTTGGTGACAAAGTTGAACAATGGCAACTGAAGGGGTGCTTTCCATCCACCGTTGATTTCAATGGTGCTGGTTTGGATTGGAGTGCAAACGAAGCATTGACCATCAACATGACGCTGACTATGGATTATTGTATCTTACAATATTGATATAACATCTCAAGCGGTCACGCTTTCGCAAATCTCTATGCTATTTATATGCATAGAGATTTTTTATGAACAAAAATATAGAAATTGACAATGATAGCAAAAATGACCACACTGTATGTGTGCAAAAAAATTTAAAATTTTGGCAAGAAACAAATTGCAAAATTTGCAATATGTCTTTCTGGTCACTGATAAAGCGTGATCAAAAAACTTGTTCTGCTAAATGCAGTGGCATATATGTAGCAAGAAATCCAGCAAGAATTTCCAAGATTAAAAAGACAAAGTTGGAAAAGTATGGTAGCGAAACATATGTAAATTCGGAAAAAGCCAAACTTACTTGTTTAAGTAGATATGGAGTAGATAATGCAGCAAAAAGTGAACAAGTATTAAAAACGATACAAGAAACAAATCAAAAAAAGTTTGGTGTAAATTGGGCATTTCAGTCAGATGATGTGATAGAAAAAACAAAATTGCATAATATTAAATTGTATGGAGTGGAACATGTATCTCAACGAAGTGATGTAAAAGATAAAAAGAAAAAAACTTGCTTGCTTAATAATGGTGTAGAAAATCCATTTCAATCATCTGATATCAGAAAAAAAATAAAGCAAACAAATCTTGATAAATATGGTGCAGAACATCCAAGTAAAATGTTGCACGTCAAAGAAGCAAAGCGTAAAAAATTTATTGACGCTTTTTACGATATACTGCTGAATGAACACAAATTAAATGCTGGGTATATTCCTTTATTTACAAAAGAAGAATATATCAACACAGACAGAATTAATTTATACAAATTTCAATGCAAGTTGTGCAATGATATATTTTCAGATCATATAGACGGTGGACATCTTCCTCGCTGCTTAAAGTGCAATCCGATAGAATATGAAAAAACATCTATTGCAGAAAAAGAAATAGTAGAGTATATAAAATCTATCACCAACGAATCTATAATTGAAAACAGTAAAGATATTTTACCATCTGGATTGGAGCTTGATATATACATTCCATCAAAGAAAATCGCTATTGAATTTAACGGATTATATTGGCATTCAGAGATGGCGGGAAAATCAAAAAAATATCATTTGCTAAAAACTGAAGAGTGCGAGTCAAATGATATACATCTAATTCATATATTTGAAGACGAGTGGAAGAACAAAAAAGAAATAGTAAAACAAAAATTGCGTTCTCATTTTATATCCGAAAAAAGAATAGGTGCGCGAGAATTGATAATATCAAAAATATCAAATGTTGAAAAAGATAAATTTCTTGATGCATATCATATACAAGGAAAAGATATATCGTCCGTGCGATATGGTGCATTTTATAACAAAGAATTGGTGGCAGTTATTACATTTGGAAAAGAACGAGCTGCGCTTGGAATCAAAAACCCTAACAAAGATACATACGAATTGGTTAGATTTGCAACCTCCGTTTCTATAGTTGGAATTGTTTCAAAGTTTTTAAAAGTGTTTATATCCGAACATAACCCCAAAAAAATAATAAGTTATGCAGATCGTAGATTCACATATATACACAAAAATATATACAGTTCAATAGGAATGAAACTATCACATATATCTCCGCCAAATTATTGGTATTTTAAAAATGGTTATTATAACAAATACCACAGATTTGGGTTCAGAAAACAAGTATTAAAATCAAAATTGCCCAAATTTGATGCTATTTTAACAGAATGGCAGAACATGCAAAATAATGGATATAATCGTATTTGGGACTGTGGTAATCTCAAATACGAGATGAATCTGTTATAAGAACATATCATTGAGCATTTTGATCTTGACCTGTGTTCATATCTGACTATACAATCTTGCTTCTGAGCCACACAAGTCACACAGTAGATACAAACACTGTGCAACTAAAACACAGTTTTTTTATAAACATACTTATATTTATATATACTTAACAATAAGAATAGAAAATCTATGAATAAAGCTCAACTAAAACAACTAGTAAGACAAGTGGTAAAAGAAGCAATTGGATTGGGAGTTGCTGAAACCAATCTACAAGAATCTGCTCCACCAAATTTTCCAGCTGCTCTTGAAAAGAAGTTGTTGAGTAGATATAAAGATAATCCACAAAAAGCTTATGCTACAATGTGGAAGATTCACAATGCCAAGAATGAAGGTAATCAGCGTGTTTGTGAAATGTGGGCTGCCTGGGAAAATAAAGGAATGAATGAAGCTGCTGGTGGAAACGTATCAGTAAAAGCCACTGTAGAAAATAATGTATATCCAATAACTTCTGACGAAATTGAAGCTGTTGTTAAAAAATATGGAGTGCAAATAAAGTTCCTTGGAGATGCTGCATTTGGTACAGAAACACTGCGTAATTATTCATTTACATTGACGGGTCCATCTGGTCAAGTTGATGCTTTGGTAAGTGAGCTATCAGAAGAAGATGGTGTTCGATTTCAAGACTCCAATCTGGAAGAACATGATGAAACAGACATGAGCAATCCAGAAGAAAAGCGTGAAGTTGAATTGGCCAAGAAAGCAAAGGCTGCTGCTGATGAAATATTAAAAATGCACGGCAAATGAAAAAATCTGAACTAAAAAGTCTTATCAATGAAATTGTTCAGCGTAAGCTGAATGAGGCCCGTAGTCAGATTGCTGACGCCGTGAACAAAATTGCCAGCGAAGGTGAAATAAAAGATGTGAAGATACTGACTCACTATGGTTCGCATGATTTGGAAGTCGTGGAAGTTTATGAAAATAACGGCGTGTTGTATTTTGGTGTAAATGCAGATCCAGTTGAACAAAATGAAACTATTCAAGAAATTGGTGAAGTTGGTGCATCTGAATTTGGAATATCTGCTCCAGAATCTGGTATGACTGACTCAGATAAAAAATCATTGGCGACATATCAAGCTGCTTTGGATAAAATCACAAATGACATTCGCAAAATTGACGCTGATATAGTCAAACTGCATGCACCAGTTCAAAGAAAAATAGAAGGACTTGAACGTAAAAAAGCAAGTCTATCAAAGAAGCAAGGTCAAGTTATCGACAGAATCAATTCAATCAAAGATAAACAATAATTTATGAAAAAATCCGAACTGAAATCATTACTAAAAGTTATTATTCAAGAAGTTGTTGCCGCAAAGCAAAAACGAATTGACGAAACCAAAGGATTGTCTGGATTCAAAAAATCCAAAGATTCAACTGATCACACAGAAAATGTTGCTTCATCAAAAGATCTCACAGGCAAGGGACCAGTAGAAAAACAAGAAGGTAAGAAACTTCCTGTTGTCAAAAAGCCAGCTACTCCAAAAATTGGTATCAAAGAAGAAATCATGGCTATGATCCGCGAATCCATTGAAGAAATGGCACGTGTTGCTGGTGCCGTGGGCAGCAAGTTCAAGGTTCAAGATTCAAGTTCTCCAACTGGTTGGTCGGTCAAAGGACACAAGACCATTCCGGATGGCACACCAACCGACGCACCAAAGGGACCGTATGTTCCAAAGGGTATTGCTGGCATGGGTCGTCCAAGGAAAGTTGATCCGGTATCAACTGGAGAAGCAGGTTCGGATGAAGCCACCCGCGTTGCAATTGAAAATATCCTGACCGCCGCACCTGAAACAACAGACAACGATATCATTCAACAATTGTCTTCAAGTGCAGGTGAAGAAGAGTCTTTGAATCTTGATCCAACGTTTGTTAAGAAAACAGCGGATGAACTGAGAAAAGAACTTTCTGCTGACAAAGACACTCAACCAGAAGACGCTCCAGAAAGCGAACTCAAAGCGATGGCATCCAATGATGAGAAAAGAAAAGCAGCACAAAGAGCAGCGTGGATCAAGAAACTACAAGCAAAACGTGGAATTAAATAACATATGAAAAAATTCGCTATATTATTTCTGATGGTTGTGTTCGTCTCGGGTTGCAGCATCGTTCCAAAGATGCCAAGCATGCCAAGTTTTGGCAGCAAGAAAGTCACCCCCGCCGAAGTTGTAGCCCCCGAAGTTAATGTAGCGGCAATTGTTGCTGGTCAAGCCGCCAAAGAAGCAATGGACAGAGCAACTGCCGTTGAACAAAAAGCAGCAGAAGATAAAAAGAAGATGGAAGATGAATATGCCAAAATGAAAGTAGAAATGGCCAAGGCGTATGAAGATCTAAAGAAAAAAGACCAAGACAATTTTGATCATATTGGCGAGTTGAATTATGGTATATACTATGTTACACAAGAAAAGAAAAAGATTGATATCAACACCACCATTGCTCATTTGCGTAGTAAAGAAGTAATGATGCGCACAGACAGATTGACTGATGCTGAAAAGGTTGAAATACAAAAAGAAGTTGCAGATGAAAAATCAAAGACAATTGATCAATTGTATATCAAATATAAACAAACCATTGATTTGGCTGTAAATCAAAAGGCTCAACTGGATGATGCTGAAGCATTGATTATACAAAAGGAAAAAGAAAAGGCTCAAATCAAAGAAGCCAATCGTTTGGCAATTGAAAAGATAGAATCTGAGCGCAAGGTTGAAGTAGAAAAACTAAAAGCAGATGCAATTGACCAAGTGCGTATTGCACAAGAAGTGGCCAAACAAGAACGTGTCAGATTGATCATGGATTTGTTGACTTACTCATTGGGTGGGTTGGGCATCATATTCATTATTTTGGCGGTGTTGTTAAAGAAACTTAATTTGATTGTTTCTGGCGTCATCTTTCTTGGGTTGGCTATTGGTGCCACGATGGTTCCGATGTGGATTATAGGAACAGCAGCAGGTGTGTTGTTGTTGGTTTCTATGATTGTTGGTACCTTGTCAGGAAAGAAAAAACCAACTGAATAAGTTTTTATATATACGCAAAACTATTTATATTCCATATATATGAGTAACAATCAATCGTTACAAATATTATGTCAGAAACAACTATTCCTGTATCAAAGTCGCTACCATTCAATAACGCAGTCAAAACTGCATTGATTCAAAATCAAGCAGAAGCACCAAAGCAAAATATACCAACAGAAACAGTAGATTTGCCATCTCAAGGTTATTTTTATCCAGCCAATCATCCATTGAGCAATGGCAAGATTGATATCTACCAAGTTACTGCTCGTCATGAAGATATTCTGAGCAACACCAATTTGCTCAAGAAAGGCACAGTATTGGATGAGTTTCTGAAGGCGCTTATTGCTACACCAAATGTTGGCATAGAAGACCTGCTTATTGGCGACAAAAATGCATTGTTTATTGCTGCTCGCAAAAGTGCATATGGTGAAAGCTATATCACAAAAATCAAGTGCCCAGAATGCGGCGTTGAATCCAATGTTGAAATTGACTTGAGTGTGTTAAAAGCCAAGCCATTGAACACAGACGGTCTAACAAAAAATGAAAACAGACTGTCGTTCAAATTGCCAAATTCTGGCAAGGTTGTGACAGTCAGTTTGCTGACTCATAAAGATGAAACTGATATTGATGCTGAACTAAAAGCATTGGCCAAGTTTGGCGGAGCCAACAATACAAATGCTCCAGAAATCACCACTCGTTTGAAATATACCATAAAGTCAATTGACGGTGAATCTGATCGCGGTAAAATCAAGAATTTTGTTGATACTCAACTAACAGCCAAAGACAGTTTGGCTCTGCGCAGGTTTGTGCGTGAAAACACACCAGACATGGACATGAATTTTGATTTTACTTGTCCGTCTTGTGGGCATCAAATAAAGATGACTGTTCCATTGGGAGCAAACTTCTTCTGGCCAAACTTGACCGAGAACTAAGATGAAGCGTGAATCTGCATGCTGAAATCATTGATCTGGCATCAGAAGGATATTTCTATCCAAGCGGTTCACGCTATGCGTCCGGTAAAGTAAATATATTTCCAATTGCAGCAGAACATGAAGAACTGCTGTGTAATAATAATTTATCAAAACGCGGATTGCTTGAAACATCTTTTCTTGATGCAGTTGTAGAAGGTGGTATAGATACCAGTGAATTATTGTATTGTGACAAGCAATCAATATTGTTGAATCTGCGTATTGCCAATTATGGTGCTTATACAAAAATGAAAACACAATGTTCAGAATGTGATTCTGAATATGAACATGATATATCGTTTGGATTTCGCGGCAGAATGTTTGATTTTTTGCAATATGAACGCGGAAGTAATTGTTTGAGTTATACTTTTCAAAAATGCAAAAAGAATGTATATTTCAAATTACCAACCTGCAATGAACATGATATATATATAAAACATGGTTGGTTGGCTTTTGCCAAAGTTATAACTCTAAAAATAGATGATGTAATAGATATAAATAACTTTTATGAATATGAACTGAGTGCAACAGACAGTAAACTATTCAGAAAGTTTTATGAAGAACATACACCAGGTTATATAAACGAAATAGCAGTAAGTTGTCCAATATGCAACGCGGTAAGAAAGAGTAAAATGGACATAAATACAGATATATTTGCTATACGGCCAGAAAGCAAAATGAACATACACAGTGAGATATTTGATCTTTGTTATTATAGTAATGGTGCATTTACTCAAGAAGGTGTATATAAAATGCCAACAATGTTGAGGGCTTTTTATATTAAAAAACTGGTGGATGCCAAGAAAGCAGAAGCAGATGCCAACAAATCGGCCAGTGAAGGAAGCAAACAACCCAGCAAGATAGCACGTCCTCCAACAGCAAAAAAGTAACCAAAAGTGATATTTATAATATAACACTAACGAATTTATAATAAATGGCTGAGACTCCCACAATACCATCATTAGACCCCCGAACATTGGCGACTGCGATGGATTATCGGGAGGCGATGAAAGACTCCAGAGATATGGCGGCAGATATGTTGAGAACATTCAAAGGACTTTCCGACATACTATCGGTAACCACAAGAATGACTGGTGACAGTGCTGTCGATTTTACAAAAATGGCAGAAATGTCCAAACAAGTGTTGAGCAACACCAAAATTCGCGGACAAATAGATCAACAAATTTATAGCGAAGTAGAAAAATCTGAAGAAAAAATAACACAACTTCAGTTCAAAAAAATAAGATATTCAGAAAATGCAGCAAACATTGCGAGAGAAGCGGCTGAGAGTGAAATGAAATATGAACGAGAGAAGCAAGCTCTGTTTGTTACTAACAAACGATCTGAATTTGGCATGGCACTTGCAAGTGCCAGAATAGTCAGAGCCGAGAGTGATTTGGCAGCAGCGGCAACGGAAAGCCAAAAAAAAGAGGCCAGATTGAGACTGGTTGGTGCAATTGATTCTCTGGCCACCGCAAAAAAACAAAAAGATGAAGCAATTCAATCGTTCAAGATTGCTGAAAAAGAATATAAAACAAAAAAGAAAGAACGTGATGAAGGACTGGCATATTACGACGAGCAAATCAAAAAAGAAAAAGAAATAGTTGAACAGAACAAAAAAGCATCTGTAGAAATAAAAAGAGGACAGGGATTCATGTCGCATCTCAAAGATTCATCATATGAAGCTCTGGGCGGTCTTGGAAAAATGATAAAATCGGCTGAAGATTTTGCCGAGAAGTTAGAATTTGCGGTGATTGAATTTGTTATTTTGGAAAAATTATTGATGTTGGGCTATGAACGTTTTGTTGCATTGGACAAGGCTGCTGAAAATTTCAGAAAAGAAACAGGATTTTCAATTAACCAGATGGTACAATTGCGTTCTGACGCAGAATCCGTCAATAGACAATTCCAAGATATGGGAGTTGGTGTTGAACAGGCATATGCATCAGCAAAAGCACTGACTGATGTGTTTGGAAGAACCTCTCTTGTGACAAAAGAAACAATGGGCAATGTAGCATTGTTGTCGGCAAACCTTGGCGTGGCAGAAGCAGATTCTGCAAATGTATTGGCAAACTTTCAAGGTCTTGGTAAAGCCACTCAAGAAGCCGCAATGAATGTGATCAAGGTGGGTGCCGGTATATCCGAAAAGGCGGGCGTTCCATTTAAATTGGTGATGAATGATATTGCCAATGCATCTGAACAAACCACCGCAATGTTGGGTGCAAATCCTAGCAAACTTATGAAGTCCGCAATTGCAGCAAGAGCATTGGGAACGGACATGAACAAGATTGTGGCATCTCAACGCAAGTTATTGGATTATAGCAGCAGTATCAATGACGAACTGGAAACGAGCGCATTGTTGGGAAGAAGCATATCTTTCCAAAAGGCTCGTCAATTGGCGTATGATGGCGACGCTGTAAAAGCGGCAAAAGAAACTCTTGAAACTGTAAAGCGTGCTGGCGATTTTGAAAAGATGAGTGTGTATCAACGCGAGGCACTCGCTAAGGCGGCAGGTATGGAACTCAAAGACCTCACCAAGATGATGGCAGTTGAAAAGCAAAGAGATGCTATATTACTAGGCGGGGATCAAGCGGCAAAAGATAAACTATTAGCACAAGAAGCCGAGTTGGAAAACTTAAAAAATATGGCATCTCTTGATGATGCCAACTTGGTAAAACAAAATGAAAAAGTACTGATGCAACAAAAAATGCAAGGAATGATGAGTAACTTTGCAAACACGTTCCAATCACTGTTGGTTTCGCTTGCGGACATTCTGGAACCAATTGTAAGGGTAACTGCGATGGTGTTGGTTCCAATATTCAAAATTCTGGCAGCATTGATACGTGGAATGTTAAAACCAATACTAAACATTGGACAGGCTTTGATGGGAAATGCAGAAAATACAAAAAAATTTGCAGCTTTTGCAGAAAAAGTATCAACTGCTATGGTGACTGTGTATGATTGGTCCGAAAAAATTGGAGAGGTGATTGGAACATTTTCCACACCTTTGATTGGAATGTTTGAATTGATCGAAAGAATATCTGGGTCTGCTGGTAGATTTACAGCTATAACCAGAAATATTGCAGCGTGGTTTTTAAAAGGGGCGAGGGCTGTAGAAATTTTTGGCAGCGGTTTGAGTGGAATATTTTCTGTATTTAAACCAATCACCACAGTAATAAGCACAGTTTTGAAAGGATTTTCTACATTTGCCAAATTTCTGGGTCCAATTGGATTAATAATAACAGCAGTTCAAGTGGTAGTTGATCTTGTAGGTCAATTCATGGACATATGGTCAAGTGAAGATATGAATATTGGAGAAAAAATATTGGCATCACTTGCCGCAATTCCTAAAGCATTGTATAATGTTCTTGTTAAACCATTCATTGATGCAATAGATTGGGTTCTTAATTATTTTAATATAAATTTTAGCGTTGGAGAATTTTTCAAAGAATGGGTTGACGGCATGATGAAGTTGGGGACAATGATGATACAGCCATTTGTCAACTCCATGTATGAATTATGGGAAGCGGTTGCCGACATATTTGATGGCAAAGAAATTGTAATGAACATATTGAAAGGACTGTGGTCTGTTGGAAAATTGATAGCTCAAGCATTATACTGGCCATTTACGGCTGCGTGGGGATTGATAAGCGGTTGGTTGGGAGATTCTCCGTCGGAACTTGGCGAGGGAATTGTACGAGGGATATCATCGGTGGGTGGAATGCTACTTGATTCGTTAACATGGCCATTCAGAACAGCGTTTAATTTCATCTCTGGTATATTTGGTGGAGACGGAAACCTTGGAACTTCTATTGTAGATGGTATCAAATCCTCATTTGGTGCTGCTTTTGATTTTGTAACATCCGCATTCTCACTTGTTGTAGATAGCATTAAAAATGCAGCATCCGAAATATTTGGTTTCATTACATCTCCATTCAAGAAAGCACTTGATTTTGTTAAAAACATTCCATTTATTGGAAAATTGTTTGGTGGAAATGATATCGCTGCCGAATCCAAGCCTCAAATAGACAGCACCACGATGGAAACAGCTGGCGTCATAGAAGTAAAGAATCTAGATGCATTGAGAGAAGTTGTGCAGCAATTAACAGATGCTGTAGCAAATCTTGGAAAATCTGATAAAACAGAAACACTAACAGCCGGAACAAAAATTGACACATCTGCATTAGAAGCCAAACTTGACACATTGACTAATCTATTGGTCGGTGGAGCTGTAAGAGTATATTTGGATGGAAGTGATGTGAGTGCAGCCATGTCAGCAACTGGAAGATAATGATATTTATATAGAATATGCTAGAAGATACACCAATACCAAACGGATTTAGCCCAATACAAAGAACAACGGCTGATCAAAGAGTGGCTACATTTCAAGCCAACTCTAATTCTATATATAATAAGTATACTCCATTCACAACATATAGTATTGGACCATCACAGCCATTTGTATATACAAAAATAAGTGATTCTACATTTTCAAAGAATCTAACCAAATATGATAGTCAAGCATTTCCAGTTGGTTCGACAGTAAGAGATTTGCAAAGAATTGGTCAATATTCTGTTTCTGGAAATGGATTGTTGTATCTTGGTAAACAATTGCTGTTGCAAAACACCAATGCTTTCAATGAAACAAGAATATACAATCCATTAAGTTTATTAAAAGCCACAGCAAGACCAGGTTCATTGGGATTGATTGATTATCCAAAACGCCATTTAGAAACAAGCGGTGGATTATTAAATTTCTTCAAAGATGCTTTGTTGAGCACAATCGGATTTGAAACCAAAGATGCTGAAATGCCAGGAATTAAAGGAACCGCACTTGGAGTTGATGAAATTGCATATTCACGATATGCAGGTTCACTTGGAGGAGCAAGAGCGGGGATGTTGAGACTTGGAACCGCAAAATCATCAATTTCAATGTTTGAATCTAGGTGGCCAACAAATCCAAGTCAAAGTGGTACAAATGGAGGATTTTTAGCGAATCTGGGGAGTGCTTTGGTGAGTAAATTGAAATCTTTGATTCCAAGCACAAATCCATTGGGAGCATTTGGTGGAAAAGAATCTGATACATGGCAGTATAGACCAGAATACAAGACTGGGAACGATGGTGCATATTATGCATTTTTAGCGGACAATTCAGGATTTTTGACGGTAAATGCACGCGCATCTCAATTGTTTTACAATGACGGAACATATGCAAATGCAAATGCCGCAGGAAAAGCAACGGTACTTTTAGCAAGCAATTATCACAAATATTATCCGCAGAAGCAAGACGCAAATAGCACCAGAATATGGTATGCAGATAAAGTAAAAATTGCAAATGATGAAGTGGGCGTAAATGACGGGGATGGACACAGAAACAATCTGAAAGATTTACAAACTAGAATGGTTGCGTCGATTGAATCTTTCAAAGACCCAACGGCAAATCAATTCAGAAGGTCGGCGGAAAGCTACAGCGAAGTTAAAGATAATAAAGGAGTATCATATCCAACATATAAAGATATACCGAGTCAAAATGGAGATTTGAATGCATTTGAAAATAAAATGTCCAATAAGACAATTACTCTGGACAAGAGAGGATTTTCAAAAATTTCGGTATATGACAGTGAAGGATCTTATAGAAACCGCGATGGTTCCGATTCTTACAATTCTATAGAACTAACGTCCGGTGAACGCGATAAGATACCAAGCAATCTTTTGAGTGTTTATGATAACGATCAATCTAAAGATTTGATCTTTTTCTATTTTTATGATTTGATCAACAAGATATATGTACCATTTAGAGCAACCATCACAGCTTTGAGCGATCAACACAGTGCAGATTGGGAAGACATAAACTACATTGGTCGTGCAGATAAATTATTTTTGTACAAAGGATTTAGCCGAGATGTAAACTTTTCATTTACTGTATATGCAAACAGTGCGCTAGAAATGCTGCCAATGTGGAACAGAATTAATTATTTAGTTGGATTCACAAAACCAAGCAAATATACAGGCAAAGCAACTGTGACAAATGACGCAGCAACCGATGATACATCTGGTAAAGAAAGTCGTTTTATTTATCCTCCAATGATAACATTTAGACTGGGTGATTTGTTTTATGATCAACCAGCAGTCATGCAATCGGTGAGTGTGACCATACCGGATGATACTAACTGGGAGTCACTGCGAGCAGAAGATTATTCGTACATTGCCAGTCCAACAAAAACCATAATTATTGATGGTGTAAAGTCTCGTCAATTGCCAATGAAAGTGGACGTTGGCGTACAACTGAAACTGATGGAAAAACGACAAGCACTGGGCAGCGATGCTCATTATGGAAATGCATCATATAGTACAGATGGAACAGAAACCGGAAGGTGGTTAATATGAACAGATATATAACAAACAATAACAATGTGTTTAATCGTTATGACGGAAAACGAGTGTATAGAACCACCCGCTATCCAAAAATACCGTATTATACTAATGATATTTATGTGGTGGCCAATGAAACAGATTATTTAGACAGCATGGCCAGCAAATATTATGGAGATGCAACTTTGTGGTGGATTATTGCACAAGCTAATGGTATAAAGGCAACACTCAAAGCACCAACAGGAACTCAAATAAGAATACCAAAGAACATAGACACGATTGTATCAAATTTTAGAAGAGAGAATTCAATATAAAGGTTATACATTATGGCAGAAGAAAATAAAAAAATATTTCCATGGGGATTGCATCCGTTGGATAATTGGATCAAAGATGAACTTGATAGAAGAACTCGCGAATATGGGTCCGATCCAGCAGGAACTCCATACAGCGGACCAAAGACCGCGTGGACAAGAGTATTTTCCAATGGAATATCTTCAATGGCCGACGAAGGACTTCAGGGTTTTGTGATGGGCGGAACCGAAGGATTTGACGAGAGTTATGGATTTTCACCGGACGGATATATAACCATCGGAGTTGATGCTTATGGAAAACCACATCAAATAGGAACTGCAACGGGGGAAGCTATTGTGAACGATAGATCCAAATTCTTTTCCGACTTTCCACATCGACCACCTCCAAGCATCGTTTCAATAGACACCGAATTTTCCGGTGGAGCAAACAGTGGATTTAATGCATTGTGTCGTAAAACAAAAATAACATGGAAATGTTATTCATTGTCGCAACTTGAATATCTTACTCCGTATTTTCTTACACCTCGAATTACTTGTTTGGTAGAATGGGGATGGAACCATTATGATACAATTTCTTTGGTTGACTTGACAGACACGAAATGGTTGTATGGAATTTTTGAAGGAACACAGGAATACACATCAGAATGGATCAAACGTTCCAACGGAAATTATGATTTGGCTATGGGATTTATAACAGATTATGGATATTCTATCAATGAATTTGGTGGATATGATTGTTTCACGACAATAACAAACGCAAACTATTTGGTCGAAGGTCAGTCATATCAAAATAAACAATCTTACCAGACAGACCAAACAGACAAAAAGAAAACTATTCAATTAAAAGATTTCACCGAGTTCACTTTCAGTGGCGATATGCAAAATATGACTATACAGGATAAACCTGACAAAAAAACAGATGCTGCCAAAAAATTGAACATAAAAACTGAAGGTAGAGTGTTTAAGTATGAAAAAGCCGCTTGGATGAGAATGGACTTAGTTGTTGACATAATAAACACGTTTTTTGAGACAAAATTTCTTGATAAAGACGGAAATGATACCAAAGTCGGCGCGTCAAAGTTTGATGTAAATAATATTCCAATATGCTCACACCCAGCACTAAAATCTACCAATAAGAACATTCTGATTCCAAATCAAATTGCCCCCAGGTTTGTGCCTAAAGATACAAAGTCGCAACAAGGAAAGAGTCTTGCGACTGCACAATCCGGTCAGTATTACACATTGTTTCCGGATATTAAAAATGTAATAGATAAATTTGACTTTGACGAATCATATGATGATATAAAGTCCATCATAAATAAATCCGGAAACTCTTTTCCGATATATGAAAAATATCCAAGTTTAGATGGAACCGGACCAACTTCTGGATATTGGGGATATCTACAAGACATATATGTTTCTGTAGATTTTTTTAAATCACTTGTTAAGAAAAATGAAACTATACTAAAACTGGTAGAAGAATTGTTACAGCATATATCCGAAGCAATGTGCAATATTTGCCAATTGCAATGCAGACCCGTTGAAAGAAATGGAACGGTGTACACGGTTGTAGATTCCAATTTTACCCCAATCAACACGGTAAAAGATGCCAAAAGTTTGTTAACAATATCAATTGGATCGGTAAATTCAGCGTTCATGAAAACCGCAGAATTTTCCGTGAAATTGAGCGGAGAAATGTCCAATCAAATGGTAATGCAGAGTGCAAGTGGAAAAGACCTACCCGAAGGATATGGAACTGCAAATTATGATGCAAAGACAATGGAAATAAGTAAGTTCTCTCGCGGAGACAGATTGTTTGATAGAGGAGTCATTCCGCCAGACAAAACAACCCCGTCAAATAACACCAATGAAAACAGTCAAACCAAACTTAAACGGATGTTCAAATCTGAAAACAAGAAGGAATTTTATGTTTATACAGCACTGGACAAAAAAACAGTTCATATTTTAGCTGAAAATGGACCAAGTTTCTTGAAGTCTGTTTTGTTGAATACAAAAGACAAACGATCAGTTTATACCAACAATGGATTGATGCCAGGTACCAATTTCACTATGGAATTATTAGGTATTGGTGGAATCACGGCACTTTCTCAATTTACACTTGACCATGTACCAAGTTCATATAATTATGAAAGATGTGTGTGGCAAGTTTCGGATGTGAAACAGAAAGTTGAAAATAAAGTATGGACCACATCTGTTACTGCACAAGCAAGACCACTAACATCAATTGAATAATATATGAAATATAATGACGACATAACATCGCAATATGGTAAATTTAGTGAAATATCCACGGGCGAATCGCCGTCGCCATCAAAACCGGTTCCTTCTGTAAGAGATTATACCAAAGGAAATTTCACCAGAGCATTTGCAAAGAAAATAAACGATGATATTCTTGTTGAAATAAAAAGTGAACAAGCAAACAAAATAAATCAAGATTTGTATAAAGTGGTGTATATAAATTGGGTGATTATTGGACCAAGAGAAAATCGCAAAATAAACGGCATAATTGATCCGGGTGTATCTGACTTGAATAGATTTGAAATAGAACGAGTACAAAAAGAAGTTGGTATTGATTTAAAAAAAGTATTGCATAACCTTTTGGAATATTGGCAGGGTCATTGATATCTATTTGACAAAAGCACAAATTTCATTCAACGTGAATATGTGCAAATTGTAGAAACAGATTTTGACTTGGACTTGTTGTTGTCTCATATCACATCAGATATTATGGTGATAGATGCAGTATGCATGGACGCAGAAAAGCACAGCTTAAATAATGAAGTTAGTATTTTGTTCTTTTACTTTTTTGCATCAAAATCATATTGGTGCGTGCCAATAAAACACAATGAAGGCTTGATGTTGTCACATTGTTTGTCTAAAATAAAAGAAGCACTTAAAATAAGTATTCGCGACAAGTTTGTGATAAACAAAAAGAATATAGTTCAGTTGTTGGGTGAAGATTATGATTTTGTGGATGTGAACTTGATAAAGTATTTGAGTGAAGGTAAAATTGATGATATTGATTATAGCACAAACGCACACAAGTTTGTTGAAAATAATTTCAGAAATGTATCAGATGTAAACATGTGTGTGCCATTGCTAAAGCATGCTCGTGCGTTCATGGAAAAAATAAAAGGTATTGATGAACTAGACACAAGTATTATAAAAGAAGATGGATTTAAGTTTGTAAACAATACCACCACAAACTGTTTTGCAGAACTTGAAGCCAATGGTATGTGTGTAAATGAAGATTTTACTGAAGAATTTGGCAACGAACAAACCAAGCATGTTAAAAATAATCTGGTATATACGCAGTATAACCTACTAACTTCAACAGGCAGACCAAGCAACAGATTTGCAAGTGTAAATTATGCTGCTTTGAACAAAACAGACAATAGCAGAACATGTTTTGTGAGCAGACATAGCGACGATGGTATGCTTGTTATGATGGATTATAATGCTTTTCATCCTCGTCTTATTGCTCATTTGGTCAACTTTCATATGGAAAAGAATGAAAATCCATATGCTTATCTATCCAAGTATTATTTTAACAAGAAAGATGCCAATGAAGAAGATATTGCAGTAGCCAAAGCATACACCTTTCCACAGATTTATGGAGGGTTTGACAAGAAATGGCTACACATACCATACTTTGCCAAGATTCAAGAATATATTGACCATAGATGGAAGTTCTATACCAAGAATGGATATATTGAAACTCCCAAATATAAAAGAAAAATCAAGACTTGTCATATTCCAGACGCCAATCCAAGCAAATTGTTTAATTATATATTACAAGCGTTTGAAACTGAGATGGCGGTGGGTGTTTTAGGTGATCTATTAGAGTACCTAAAACACAAAAAAAGCAAGCCTGTGCTATATACATATGACAGCATATTGTTTGATATGCACAAAGACGACAAGATGGATACTATAAAAAGATTAAAAAGCATCATGGAACGCGACAAGTTTCCGGTCAAAGTATATATTGGTAAAAATTATAAAGATATGAAGCATATTGATCTTGCTTGATATTTATAATATAGTTGTATATATCACATACGGTTTTGTGGTATATATGAATATTTATATATTATGGAAAATCCAAAGATCATAAACGACATTTTGAATGAATGGGCAATGCGTTCACATGATGGATTGGTGTCTGGGCATGACACACCAGAAAACATGATAGTACTAAATGAAATATTGTCTGAATATGGATTGGAACAGAATCAAGTTGATGGAACGATGGGCGATATGTTTGGCGAGGCAAAAAATACAGTCAATACTGGCGAAGACTATGAATATCTATTCAAAGTATCCAATCCAAACAAAAAAGATAAGCCACCGACGTTGATATCAATAGGACATCCAGATCAAGAAAAATATCCAGATTATCCAAAATCACAGAAATACAATGGACCGCACGATCTTAAACCTGAACAATACAGAGTAGCAAACGATCAGAATATCAACAATGCTATTGCGGCATCGGAAAAAGATCCAGTGTTCCAGAAATTAAGAAATGTTAAAAAAGTGTCACTGGCAAATGTTAGGAAGTTGAAGGAAATATTTGAAACATTTGAAAATAAATCGTTGATAAATAAATACCGCAGAATGTATGACACGATACCAACAATTGAAGAAGCACTTGATATATACAGAGGAAAAAAATACCCAGAATTTCAGCAATTGATCAATAAGATAGACGATAATAAGTTTGCGGGTGCTGGTCGAGGTGAAATGCCAATTGTATTTTTGCTACAAGGAGCATCGTCGGGTGGAAACAGAAAAATGGATATCATCTTTGCCGAATTGGGAGACAAGGAGGGTGGCGTAGAAGTCAAGGAAGTTTCCGGTGGAACGATTGCAATTAGTGCACCTACGCTCGACGATTTCTCGATTTCAAAATTCAATGTAGCGATTCATGAACTTGCATTGGCGGCGAACAAGACACCAAAGATGAAAGATTTTATGCTCAAGATTTTAAAGGATGTTGGTGTAAGTAACGGAGGATTGTATCCCAACGTTGGTGCAAATCCAAATCTGGAAAAACATGAAACCGCAATCAATGCATTTTTTGAAGACCCGAAAGTTGGCGAAGTTTCACAATTTCTATTGGATTCAATTTTTATAATATCTGAGAAGATATTACGTCAAAGAGAGAATCCGGACAACAAAGGAAAAGAATCAATTGGATCTATAGAGATTGACATCGGAAACAAGCATCGTGAATTTAAAGTACCTGACAATAAAGTGCCTGAATTAAATGCGGCAATAGATTCTGCCCAAGGAGAAAAAACCACGTTGAATGTACCAATATCTCCAAAAGATGAAGAAGGCGATGAAGTGATTGCAGATAGAGCAATGAAGTTATCTTTCTTTAGAGAAAATTGGGATCAAGCTCGCGTTCAAAAAGAAATTATGGAGTTGATCGTTAAGAAGTATACCAAGATGATAATCATCGACAAACGTAAGAAGCAAAACAATGCATATCTCTATGACAAAGCAAAGATAAGAACTTTGGAATTTATTGCGCTTGGTTTTGGGAAACTATTCATGTATGTTCCTGGTATGGGCAAGAGCAAGGCACAGGCTTCGGGAGATGTTGGTGCAACTGTAACACCAACCCCAACTTCATAAAAAATAAAGACAATGAATAATTTCATAAATAATATAATAACAGAAGCATCGTTGGATTATAGAATTCCAAATGGAATGGTAAACTTGAAAAACACAGAACATATTCAAGTAGTTGCCGAGGCAATGTATGATGCTTGTGGAAATGAACAAGCGGTGAATGAGTTTGTTGAAAAATTCATGGATGAAGGTAAATACCCAGAACGTCAGGCGTACAACAAAGATGGTTGGCTTGTAACATTTCCATCGGCTGAATATAAACAACGTGCAATAAAGAAAGGAACACACTATGGGTCCGATCCAACTCACGGCAAAGGTGGAATGCATTTGTATTATAAGAAACGTGGTAAGCAAAAGAGACAAACACAACAAGCCGTTTCATCAACCGACTCAACACAACAATCCGCAGTAAGTCCTAAACAATCTAATAGAACGCCGGAACAAAAACCGGCGAATGCTGCACCAACAAGCATCGGTAATGATGCTTCGTCGCGTGCTTCCAGACTGGCAAAGATTTCTGGGGCAACCAACAAACAAAGCACAGATACATCAACAACACAAACGGATGTTTCGGTTGATACAAAAACAGCAACCCAGAACGGAAATAAAAAACCGGATTCAGATGCAACGGGGCAGTCGTCGTTAGAACCTAGAATGGCGACACAACCATCACCTGTCGCCGTGCCTGCACCAAATTATGTATCCGTGTCTGTCAAATTTGCCACAGACAAAGGTTGGAAAGAAACACCATATGGTGAGTGGCATGATTCTATGGGCAACACATCTGCAATAGTTGCATTGTCTGGTGAAGTTGTGCCAGTCAAGAGTGTTGAACGCGATGAACTAAAACTTCTTGCGGACAAGAATAAAACATGATGTATGTCCGTATATAATGCACAACTGTTGTGTACGTTTGCGAAATATCAAACCTATGAAAATGAAATAACTGCACTAAGCAGTTATTATCAAATTGTAGACAACAAAGTGTATGTATTACAAAGCGGTAACAATACTGAAGATATATTTTTGACTTATAATGTAGTAAAGAATGGTAGTGCATTTTATCCACACACCATGAGTGTGCATCGTAAAAAAGAATACAACATTATCTATAGCATAAATGCTCTCAACGAGTTGATCAAACTGGAAAATAATGGAGTAATGTCATCTTCACATCAAATATCTTGGGACAATTATCGTAATTGTTTTATCACGGCACGTGACGGAAAAGTTAAAATCACGCCAACTAAATTGGTCAAAATTAGTAAAATATAATTACTAAATTTTTTAGGTATTTAACCTGCGAATTTATACTTATATTTGAATTAACCAATGACTAATTAACGATTAAAAAATGAGCATATTGCTTATTATAGATTGACCATTGTCATTTATTGATTCATTGTATCAACCTTGACCTAGTTGATGCATTTCAAATTGGTCAAACAAGATTAAACATTAACAAATAAAAAATTATGGCATTGGACCTATCAAAAATTAAATCGCGTCTTGATTCTCTCAAGAGCAACACAACAAAATCCACTTCATTGTGGAAACCACAAGGTAAACAAACGATCCGTATTGTTCCTTACTCACACAATCCTGAAAATCCGTTCATTGAACTGTTTTTTCATTACAACATGAACGGTAAGACATATTTGTCTCCATCTTCGTTTGGTCGTCCAGATCCAATCGTCGAGTTTGCCAGCAAGCTCAAGAAGACTGGCAGCAAAGAAGAATGGAAACAGGGTCGTGCATTGGAACCAAAACTTCGTACATATGTTCCTATTCTTGTTCGCGGTCAAGAATCTGAAGGTGTGAAATTCTGGGGCATGGGTAAGCAAGTATATCAAGAAATTCTCGCCATCATTGCTGATCCTGACTATGGTGATATTACTGACCTAAAATCTGGTCGCGATATTACTGTGGAATTCAAAACCGCAGAAGAAACCGGAAAGTCATTTCCAGAAACCACAATTCGCGTCAAGCCAAACGCAACTGTTGCGTTTGATGTGAACGATGGTGCAGTGAAGGAAAAGGTCAAGAATCAGAAGAACGTCACAGACTTGTTCCCTGAATTGACTTATGATGAACTGGCATCTGTTATGGATACTTGGCTCAATGCTTCAGAAGCAAATCCAGACGGTGATGCTGCTCCAGAAACAACCGACACTGCCTCGGAAGAACCTGCTGCAAAGCCGGTTGTAAGTTCAACGGTCAAAGCCGCTGTCAAGGCTCCTGCCACCACAAAGGCAATTGCTGACGAGTTTAATGATTTGTTCAACAACGCCTAATAAGCGTTGATCAATCAATAAACTAAATTCTAAAAGGGTGTGCCGTTGCACACGATGGTACACCCTTTTTAACTTTCAAACATAACAATTATGGAAAAAGAAAAAAAGAAAAAGTCCGTAGAAGTAGAAATTGCCTCCGGTCGAGATGAACTGGCAGAAGCATTGGCCGAGTCCATCAACAAGAACAGTGACGGTAAAGTTGCTTTCTTTCTTGACGCAGAAGATGATCCTTCTCAAATAGTCGATTGGGTTTCTAGCGGAAATAGTTTGGTTGATTTGGCTATCGCCAATCGCCCAAACGCAGGTCTACCTGTTGGTCGAATTACTGAACTAACTGGACTTGAAGCATCCGGAAAGAGTTTGATGGGTGCCCACTTGCTTGCAGAAACACAACGCAAGGGAGGTATGGCAGTTTTCATTGACACGGAAACATCCGTTTCAACTGAATTCTTGACTGCTATTGGAGTTGATGTACCAAAAATGTTGTATATCAATGTTGATACCGTCGAAGATATTTTTGATAAAATCGAAGAAATCATCGGCTATGTTCGCAAGAGCAGCAAGAATCGTCTTGTTACAATTCTGGTTGACTCGGTTGCTGCTGCTTCCACAAAAAAGGAAATGGCAAGCGATCACGGTGCTGATGGTTATGCAACTGGTAAAGCCATCGCAATCAGCAAAGCAATGAGAAAGATCACAGGGCTGATTGCCAAACAGCGTATTTGTTTGGCTTTCACCAATCAACTTCGCCAAAAGGTTGGCTTTGTTGGACTGGGTGATCCATACACAACCAGTGGTGGCAAGGCTCTTGCTTTCCACGCCTCGTTGCGTTTGCGTCTAAAGAGTATTGGTCAAATCAAAAACAACGACAAGCAAGCAATTGGTATCAAAACCAAATGCACGGTTATAAAAAATCGCATGGGACCACCAATGCGTTCTGTTGAGTTTGATATCTATTTTGACCGTGGTATTGACAACTATGGAAATTGGCTGGAAAAACTGATTGAATGGGATGTTGTTACCAACGCCAAGAAGGTCAAAGTTGCGGGTGAGAAAAAAACCAAGAAGCAATTGGAAGAAGAAAAAGAAGAAGACAAGAAAGCAAAGAATCTTCAATTCATCATGGAGGTTGTTGGTAAAGAACCAGAAACCGTTGTGTTTGAAAAGAGAGACTTGCCAAAGTTGCTTGTTGATCGCCCCGAATGTAAAGAATACTTGTATTCTAAGATTTGCGAGCAATTCGTAATGAAATACAAGGCACCGAATAGTGAAATGGCAGATGATATTTCATATGATTCGGAAGCAGAAGGAATGGAAGATTAAAGAAACTAATCGTGTGGAGTGAAATACCTCCACACGGTTCTCAAATAAAATATTATGGCTACAAAAAAAGAAAACAAGAAAAAAATTCCTCTCGAAGAATTGAGTTATGAGAGTTTTGAAAAGATGACTGAAGAAGAAGTGTTTAAAACATATGCGGCTGACATTAAAGATTATGGGCGTTGGCTTTGGAGAGAACAAGATAAAGGTGGTCCCACATATTCTTTGGAACAATGCATCGAACAAGCAAAGCAGGAGTTGATGGAAGGCATATGGGGTCCAGCATCCGAATAATATTATGGCTACAAGAAATAGATATATTACATCAAACTTTAATCCTGCCGAACCAGAAGAATTTCAGAAATGGTGCAAAGAAAAAAAGATTGAAATCCACAAGACTGGATATGGAGATGATGTATATTTGACAACAAATAAATCATATCTTCAATATGATGATCAACTTGTTCGTTTCACCAAACATCATAATAGCGCATTTCGCACCGTTATGCTTTGTGAAATACGATTCAAGGGAAATGAACTAATGGGTTCCACATTCTATAAAGTAGATGACGAAGGTATTAAAGAAGTTGGTAGATTATCATATCTACACAATATGCAAAGATTCTTCAACGCTATAATGGAACAAACAAAGTAAATGCAAGACACTACAAAAAAGAAATTCACAT